TCATTCCATATCCAAATCATCTATTTTCACCTCTAATTCCAGCGCGGTAGTAAAACCGCTGTCACTCACGGAATGGGTCACCGTGACCAGCGTCCAATCTGCTTCATCAATCTGTTTTTTGAATCCAGTAACTTTAACCGGCACCTCGGGATAGAGATCCGCACGCCCTTTCGCCAGTTGAATAGAGAATTTCGCCGCGCCCCGTTGCAGCCGTTCCCAGTTTGATTTTGCCGCCCGCTGTGCATTGTTTTTACTGGCGTAAGTGGTGCGTAAGATCAGCACATTCTCATCAGTACCGATCAGATATTCGCCCTGTTTCTCTTCGGGCTCTTTGGGTTTGGCGGCAGTGGTCGCCTTACGTTTGCGTTTTCGCTTGACCTTAACCACGGGCTTTTCAGTGGTGCGAGTATTCAGCCAGTTGGCGACAACGCCGGTATAAGCGCCCCGGTCAGCCATACTAAACTGATGGCCGTCGCCCAGACCACGAATAATAGTCATGGCCGGAATGGGTTTACCGCTGGCGGTTTTAGCTTGGCCCTGACGAATAAATAACAGATTGCCATTTTTCACAGCGGCAATAGCGCCATATTGTTTCGCCAGTCGGGTAATAAAATTACCGTCTGATTCGTTGGTCTGGTCAATATGATCAACGGCTAAATCTGACATGGTTTTATTTAATGTTGGGGCGAGTTTATTTCGCTCGGCAACGGTTTTAATTATCCCGCCAATAGTGGTCTTATGGTAAGACTGATCCCGGCGAATATTGAGCGTTTCACGAAAATCCGCACTGCGCGCGCGAACAGTCAGCTTATCCGGCGCGCCACTGTGTTCTATTTCATCTACGGTAAATGTACCTTTATCGATCAGCGCTGCGCCTTTCCAGCCGAGTGATACCGCTATTTTAGCGCCACGGCGAGGTAACTCCACTTTACCGTCCGCGTCATCAAACTCAATATCTAATTGATCGGCTTCAAAGCCCCGGTTATCAGTTAACGTCAATGACATTAGGCGCTTTTTAATGCCACCCGTTTTATCTATGCCATCCACTGAAATAGAATAATCGGGTTCGTTATGCCCGGTATCAATGCGTATCATGATAATAATCCGGCGGCGGTGTTCGATACGCTGTTGGCGATATCGTCAAATTGCTGAGACAGATCCCCAAACATCTCTTTTAGTGATTCATCGGTACGTTTTAAGCTAAGCGTAAATTCAATTTTACGGGCTGACCCGTCGCTGAAAAAAATACTTTTAGTGCGTTCTAGGCTCTCAATGACAAACATGCCATGGATCGCGCCGTTCCCTTCAATCAGTGACCAGGCCTTGCCGGTTTCTGCCATCAGTTGCAAGGCCATTAATGAAAGCTTGCCGCCGGTCAGCTCTGGATACAACACACCGGATAAGGTAATGGATTCTTCATCTGGCCCTAAAAATTGACTGGATGAGCGGAGACCAAAACGGGCATTTGACGGATGCCGCCACGCCATCTGATGTTGAAAATCTTGATAAGGGGTGGTTTGCCGCATAAAGACAAACATCCCCAGTGCCATCATCATGTTATTGCTCCTTAGTCGTCATGGTCTTGATAACTGCGGTTTGATTTGCTCTGTTCCCTGCGGTTGTGGGCGGCCAGTTGGCGGGCCACCTCGCGGGCAATATCCTGCGCATCCTGCTGCGGCGTCGGGTAAATATTGATAACTGGCGCAGCATGGCTGGTTTGATTTTGCTGATGATTATTTGTCTGACCGTTGCTACTGCGGTACTGTGCCGCCGGTAAACTGTAAGGATGGAGCGGCGCGGCGCTGGCCGGGTAGCCACTGAATAGCATGGACGCCGCAACCGCCATAGCGGCGGTGTTGCGGCGGCTGGTGACCTGTGCCGGGCCGTTGATGATTTCCGGGCCATATTCACCTACCACGCCAAATTTTCCGAGCGGGATGGTGCCGCCGTTATCATATGCCCCGGTATATTTACTTTCGATATAGGTGCTTTTCGTTTGCGCTGGCTTCCACGCCACGCCGTAGTTACCCGGGCCCGCGGCAGTGGCTGGGTTTGCCTGCGCCAGTGCCTGGGTTTTGTCAGAGCGTTGCTTTACTTCATCCAGTTTTTCAAGTACCCATTTAATGGATGAGATCAGCGCGTTTATCGGTATCATGGCCAGTCCAATGCCGTCAGCCAAAAACTGACCAAAGGCCTTACCGGCATTAGCGGCGCGGTTTAAATCGGCCGTGGTTGATTGCACCGGTTCCAGTAACTTTTTAAACCAGTTCCACACGTTTTTTACTGCATCACCAATCCAGTCAAACACCGGCCCCAGCGGTTTAAGCGCCTCTTTAATCGGTGCGGCAGCCTGCATAAAGCCCTCTACCACACCCCCAAGGAACGCTTTAATCGGTTGCCAGTACTTATAAATCAATAAGCCAGCACCCACGATAGCCGCGGCAATTAACCCAATCGGGCTGATCAGGATACCCAACATGCTACCCAGGCCACCGAGCGCGAAACGCAGGAATTTAAGCGGGGATTTAGCCAGCCAGCTAATACCATTACCGAGTAACGTAAAGCCACTGACGGCCGATTTCACTGGCGAGCGGGCCACGTTCACCAGACCTTGACCCAACCCTTTTAAACTGGCGATGGCTGAGCGGCCGCCCTGTTGAGACATCACGAGCAGTGAGCGGCTAAAGTTGCCAATTTGCGTACCAGTGATAGGCGTGATACTTGCCAGCCGAAACAGACTCAACGACAAGCGCGGCAATAAGCGGATCCCCAGCACTGAGGTAGTAAAACGGAGCAGGGCGAAGGGGCCTAAAATACCCACGGCAGCAATAGCGAGAGTACCGAATACAGCGGTGGCTATCGCAACAGCGGTAGCCACCTTAACGATACCAAGACTGATTTTGGGATGGGCCTTAAGAAATTCGGCCACGCCGTGCATAAACTCAGTAATATCTTTTGCTGTTGAGCGCAGCCATGCGTCATTCTTCTCAAATAATTCAACGCTGACGTTTTCAAGTGCCGCGTGAATGATTGTCATATCACCTTTTAGGTTGTCCAGCATGGTCGATGCTACACGTGCCGATTCACCTTTATATTCGCCGGGCTTACCGCGCATCTTTTCCAGTGAACCATTACTGGCCGCATTCATTAGCACGCCAAACCCGGTTACGGCATATTGGCCAGCAATACTTTTATAGATTGCACCGCGCTCGACGTTACCCATCTTTCCGGTTTTTTCATTGATATCTTTGAGGATATCAACCAGGTCACGCATATTGCCGTCTTTATCGGCAGTTTTGACGCCCAAATCCTTCACGGTTTTAGAGCCACCAATACGGCTCAAGATACTGCGCATAGCCGTACCGGCCTGACTGCCTTGAATACCTGCACTCCCCAGCATGGCGGTAGAAGCGGCGACGGTTTCCAGACTCTGGCCGTATTCGCGACCCACACCGGCAGAGTACTTAAGCGATTCACCCAGCATCGGGATATCGACGTTATTCCGGGTGAAGAGGGCTGTTAGCACATCGGCAACGTGATCCATTTTCTCCGCTGGAATACCCATCGCGGTTTGAATATTGGAAGCAATATCGGCAGTAGTAGCAAGATCAATCCCTCCGGCAGCGGCGAGGTTAAGCATACCGGGCATTGCCCCCATAACCTGTTTCGGGCTATAGCCGGTGCGGCCAAGAAAGTATTGGCCTTCAGCCACTTCCAGATCGGTAAACTTGGATGAGAGTGGCAGGGTACGGGCCTGGTGACGCATCGCCTGCATATCCTCCGCGTTTTTATCCGGAATGCGGGTAACGGCCTGGGTTTTGCTCATCATCGCGTCAAATTCATAACCCACACCCAACGTTTTGGTTATCCCCCGGCCCATGGCGCGGCCGGTAGCAAGCGAGGTATAACCCAGCCCGGCGGCTACCGCTTTGCGCTGATTGCTGGCATCAAAGCGATTGCGGGCGGCATTCAGGCGTTGCTGTTGCTGGGCTTGTTGCGCTAACCGACGTTGTTGTGCGGCCAGCGCGGCGGTGGTGCTGGTGATGCTGGCTTTAAGGGTTCGCTGTGCTTGTCCCAGTCGATTAGTGGCAACGCCGCTGCTTTGTAAGGCGGCACGCTGGGTGTGGAGTGCGGTACGTAAGTCATTGTACTTTTGCTTGAGTTTTGCGGCCTCTTCACTGGCACGCTTAAACTCTCTCGCCTGCTTAGCTGTAGGCGCTGCGCTGTTTTTTAATTCAGTGGCGAGTTGACGCGCTTTATCGCGGGCGGCAGTCAACGCCTGTGCGGCACGATCAACAGCGGCTTTATTCTGACGAAAACCCTCAATTTTGGCCGCCTGGCCATTGAGTTGCTTAAGCTGGTCTTTCGTCGTTTTGATGGATGCAGCCAGCGTTTTATTGCTGGCCAACATAGATTTAAATGGCCGGGTGATTTTATCTATGGCACTTAAGGAAACCCGCAAACGGAGGTTCTTATCACTCATCACTGCCCCCGTTGCGGATAATGGCTTTATGTCGCCACTCTAAAAGTTCACCTAAGGACATCTCTTCGGTAGCGGAGGGCGGCCAGTGAAAGGTTATCGCAATATCCGCTATCAAATCGTCAACGGTTAAGCTGTCAGGAAATCTGACCGCACCGAGTTCGGCAAGAAAAAAAGCGCCAGTGCCTGCGATAACGCGTAAATATCGGCTGGTTCCAAATTGTTGATTTCTGGCACGGTCAGGTTAGGGGTGGTGACGCGGGGCAGCACACGGATCAACGCATCAACATCGGTATCAAGCAGGGCCTGCAATTTGGCGCCGCGCAATGCGCCGGTATTGGGTTTATTGACCGTGATCTGCGTGATTGTTGTATTACCTCGCATGATCGGCGCATCTAATGTGACTACGTTAAAGGCATCAGCAGAAGTCTCGACAGGCACGGACGGTAATGCATCTACAGTGGTTATCTTGCTCATAATGGTTACCAATAAATAAGGGGTAAAGGCGCGGAGTTATCCGCACAGTGATATTACAGGCCGATGTTGCGGCGGTGGGCTTCCAGCATATCGACGCCGTTGACCATTTCGACCATGTTTACAATGTCGATCTCGATCAGCACTTCGCCATCCCATGTCAATTTGTAGTAAGTACATTTTGTGGAGATTTTTGTGGTGCTGTTATCGCCTTGTTTGCTGTCACCGCCGTCGATTTCTTCGTGGCGACCACGGAGGACAATTTCTACCGCGTGGGTTTCGCCGGTATCGTCGCGCTGATAGGAGCCAGCAAAACGCAGTAACACGCCATCGACTTTGGTCACGCCCCACTGCTTGTAAATCTCGGACTCAATACCGCCCAGTGTCCAGTCAACGTCTAGCGCACCATCAGCAAGGCCCAAGTCAACCTTGGCGCTGCCATTCATCCCGCCCCCGCGAAAGTCTTCAAATTTGCGGTTTAATTTTGGCAAGGTGATGGATTCAACCACCCCCTGATAGCTGTTCCCGTCATTGAACACATTGAGGAACTTAAGCTTGCGTGGTAATGCCATAGTTACGCTCCTTAGCTGTTAACGGCGGCGGCGAAATTAGCCAGATAACGATCAGTAATGCGTTGGCGCAGGGTTAAATCTTCCAGCGGCGGCACCGGCGTATAGTCGTAATCAATAAACAGGCGGCCAGCCTTTAGTGTGTCTTTATCGTTTACGCTGTCGTCGTACCAGCAGTCACCATCAATCAGATAACCCAATGATTTCAGCTCGCGCATTTTGGCGCGAATACCCTCAATAATGTCTTTTGCCAGTGACGGGGTAAGCGGCTTATCGTTAGCCCACATATGGGCCTCGGCCATAGTGTCAGCCAGTACCTGTGCGGTGCGGGTGTAGTTCTCAAAGGCAAATAACGGATCGTCAGAACAAGAACGGGAACCCCAAAAACGGTAACCATCTTTGCGGATCAGCGTGGTGACGTCTTTGCTGTTAAGTAAATTGGCATCGGTGGCGCTGTTTTGCAGATCCCAGAACACATCCGCACTGATACCGGTGACGCCATTCACCCCGACGTTAGACAGCGTTTTATGCCAGCCAACATCATTATCAATCTTGGCACGCAAGCCGAGGGCGCGAGCCGTGGCGTAAGCGGTGGTTTCGGCGTTAGTGACCGTGTCCCAACTGAGGAAATCGGGCCAAATCACCATCGCTTCGCGCTGACTGAAATTATCGCGGTAGATAATGGCCTCTTCTTTGGTTTTGCAACCATAGGCGCTGATGTAGGCAAAGGCACGTAGGCTCTGAGCGATGGAAAGTAGCTCAGTGGATACCGCCAGAGTGTCATGACCGGGAACCCCTAAAATACGGGGCTTGACGTCAAACTTACCCTGCGCCGCTAACAGCGCTTTCATGCCGGTATAACGGCCATCTGGTGCTATTCCGCCAATAATATTTGACGTGGTTTCAGCTTCGGTGTCACCCTGCGCCACCCGGACAACGACGGTCAGTGGTTTGGTTTGGTCGCTGATAGCATCCAGTGAATGGGCTAATGTGCCGGTTTCACCGGCTTTGCCGCTGGCGGCCAGCACATCGGTGAGTAATACCGGGGTATTGAGTGGAAACAGGGTGGCGTCAGCATCATCGGAAGTACAGACCATCCCGACCACCGCCGTACTGACAGTGCGGATCGGGCGGGTGCCTTCGCTGATTTCGATGACGCGCACACCGTGGTGGTAATCGGTTGCAGACATGCGGTTTTCTCCGGTTAAGCGTTCATTCGCTATGATGCCGGATTACTGCGCGCGGGGCAGGTGATGAGGATTGTGTGAGGGGTGGCACAACAGAGAAACCAACAACCCCGACTGGCGGGGTTGATGGGCAAGCCTATACGACTGGCGGCCAGTCGGGAACAATATAGCCCTGATTGACCGCTTCAATCAAAAGCCATTGCGGCAGTTCCGGCAACTCAACCCGCGGCCAGTTTTCCACCGTGGGCCATGCGCGGTAGGCGGCGCGGGTAGTGGTTAACTCGGCACGTTGAGTATCAGTTAGCGGGCTATCATCAATTGAATAATCAATTACAGTAATTGAATCCGTGGTTTTGATAAAAGCATCGCGATGACGGCGGGCAAGTGCGGCGAGGGTATCGCCGTGAGGCGCAGGTAACGGCGGAATATCCAGCCAGACCGGACGGCCTTTCATAACCCCTAACATTTTCCCCGTGGCTGGAACGTGTTTCCAATATTTCGTTTGTTCTTTTTTCGTGAGCAATAGTGCATCATCAGGCCAGCTACCTGTTGCCAGATATTCTTCTTTCCATTCCTGCGGATAAAAACCGCCCGTTGTAGCAGAAAAATAGATCATGTTTTTTATCCTTAATAGCCAATGGCGAAAATAAGTGGATAGCACAGGTTTTGCTGTGCAGTGCCAAACCATTGCGGGAACACCTTTACCGTGCTGTTATTCCAACGCGATGTTTGAAACATCACATCGGCTTGTATTGTGTCATTCCCCTGAGTGGCCGTGAATGCCATTAGACACGCAACAGGAAAGGCGGTGGGGAAAGCCAGTTCAGGGTAAGCGATATTTTCGCCGGCAGAAACAGGGCCAGTCATCCATTGCACAATCAGCCCGCCCGGCACGTCTGGAATACGGATATAATCCGAACCAGCAAAGTGACGTTTACCAAACTGTGCCAGCACACCCGCGATTTTATTGTTAATAAATCCCCAAAGATCCCCACCCCCTTCCCCCCACACCGCCCCGGTGATATTTCCACTGCCATCCATAAACCCACCGTCAAGCCCTCCCGCACGCACTATCCCATTAGAAATAAAATGACCTCGGGTAGTGAAATCAACACCCCCAGTAACAAAGTTGTAATTTGTCGCGAACATCCACTGCTCCCCACCTTCGGGATGCGTATTGACATAATCTGTAGTGATTGATGTGACCGAGTCACGAATATAACAGCGGAACCCGGCGGAATAGGCATCAGAACCCGGCGAACGACATTCAATTTTATTACGAGAAGTAATAATCCCGGACGCGTCAATATTAGTTTCTGATTTGATATTACCTGCGCTCAATGTGTCACGAACGTGCAATGATTTATCAAATGTGCCTCCCCGTGTACGTGATACGACATCATTGGCTGACGCGGCACCCACATCAGAGAATGCCAGTTCGTCCAGTTGTGCAAGTTTGCCCAACCCCATATTTTTTCGACCTTGAGACTTATCGTTCACGCCCGCAAGATTGTCGGCGGCACGTAAATATTGGTCGTGAGGATCTGTCGCAGCGACGTGGTCAGACAGCAACTTATCGGCATACTGCCTAACCTCAATTGCTTTGTCGTCTGCATATTTCCGCGTTGCCAGCACTACAGACGGATCAATTTTTAACGTGACTGCCTCGGTGCTACTGACAATCAGTACCATGCGCACCGTCTGTGTGCGACCACTGCCCTCCTGCAACTGCGGCTTGTAGGTCTCCGGGCAGTTGGCAATGGCGATAAGAATACCGTCTTTATCAAACAGGCCAATTTCACGTATCCACCAACCGCCGTCCGTTTCAGGAATAACCTGTTCTGCGATAATTTGACTGCTGTTGACCTCATCAATACTTAACGAATTCAGGGCCGCATGGCGCTTTTCGCCAATAAGCTGAGTCTGTGCCGGGTTCGGCGTGGGGAGCACACCGCCGCCATCCCCAACCGCCATGTGTGTAATCTGTAACTGGGTACCGAGGGCTGTTGCATTCGCCAGTTTGGCTGCCCCCAAATTGGTCATTAAGGCATAAAATTTAGCGGTCATAGGCTCACTCTCATTTCATCAATCAAATGCACAACACCGGCGGTATAGCATTGGCCGGTCACGGTAATCACTTCGGGTAAATAGGGGTAAACAGTTAATTCGTCACCGTCATAGCTGGCGACACTCACAGGGATCGCGCCATTGACATCCAGATTAATAGACAGGCCGACCAGGTGACGGCTACATGGTTTGGCGTCGTCTATCAGCCGCTCAAGCTCAAAATACATTTCATCGGTAATGCCGGTTTCCAATACGCCAACGTCCAGGCGAAAAGTGCCGGGCGTTTCGTTAGTCTTCCACCACTCGATCACCTTGATGAGATAGCCGAGCGGCTCCACCACGCGACGAATAGCACCAATGGTGCCTTTGTGTTTATGGACGACGTAAGAGGCGTTAACCACCGCGCGCTTGGTCGCTTCCGGCCAAAGCTCATCCCAGCGATCCACTGACCACGCCCAGGCCAGATAAGGCAGCAATTCCAACGGACAGGTGTCGGCATTCCACAATTTGCGCAGCGGTACGTCAATGTCAGCCATGCGCGCACAGGCTTGTGCGGCGGCGATCTCCAGTGGGGTAGAGCCAACCGGTAATAAGCGTTTATTCATCGGAGCCGCCCGCCGTCAAGGTATAACCAATGCAGTGAGCGGCTTGCGTTTTGTCTAATACCACATCAATCAGCGGCGCGATCAGCTCTACCCGCTGCACACCTTCAACATGCAGCGCGGCATAAATAGCTGACAGACGAATATCACGCCCTAAGCGGCGCTGGGTGCTGATATAGCTTTGTAATCGGGCTTCGGCTGCGGCGCGGATTGGCTCAGCTTCCGGCCCCGGATAAAAATAGAGCGTGGCGTCAATCTGATACTCCACGATGGTGGCAGAATTGACGGTTAAGCGGTCAGCTACCGGGCGCACGTTCTCATCGTTTAGTGCCGAGAAAACCTTATCCAATAAATACTGTGTCGCGGTACCATTTCCCTCACGTGAAAGCACGGTGACGGTAACGCAAGCGGGGGATGGGCTAATCGCGGAGGCGTCAGCAATCCGGCCATCGGCACTGCGGGCATGATACTCATACGCACCGGTTGGCCCGGCGACGCTCAAGCCCTCAAAGGCTTGCGGGATGCGTACCCGGAAATCGTCGTCAGACTCCATCGCGGCGGCAGTGGGCGGGATGGCGTCTGGATTGGCCGAGGTGATGGTCAGTCGCTCAATGCCATTGTTTGCGCCGAGGTGGTCCAAATCACTGCCATTTGCGTAGGCCACCATCACCGCTTGTGCCCCTTCATTCACTCGCTGGCGCAACAGCAACTCGCGGTAAGCGGTTTCTTGCAATAACTTCACGATGGGTTCAGATTCAAATGACAGCGTTAATCTCACTGCGGCTTGCTGCTCGGACGGATATAAGGCAATAAAATCTTCTTTACGCAATGCAAGCAGGCTTTCAAAATCCAGTGATTCAATCACCCGCGGTGCCGGTAACTGACTTAAGTCGATGGTCGGCATTATTAACCTCCTAGTGGCACGGCCAAACTCAACCGGCTGTCGCTGTCGGTGCGGCTACCGGTTAAATCAACAATCATCTTGCCGTTGCTCAGCGTGGTAATACTGATGGCATTCAGCGTAACGCGCGGCTCCCAACGCATCACAGCGCCATAAACAGCGGCCATCATTTTTAGACGTAGGGCGGGATTTTGCGGCTGGTCGATCAAGGTTGATAACAGTGAGCCATAATCGCGGCGCATCACCCGCGTGCCTTGTGGTGTGGCCAGAATGTCACTGATTGACTGGCGAATATGATCAATATCGTCGATCTGCAAGCCGCTGTTACGGTTCATGCCGCTATATTTATAGGTTGTCATTTTGTCCCTGTCGTATCAGCGCCACCGCGCTCAACACCGCCGTGGCTGTGGTTATCAACGATCACGCCATTAGATGAAAACTGACCGCCGGAATGCCTGATGTCGCCGCTCATCTGGCCGCCGCTTTTCACATTTAAGGTGGCTGTCGTCAGGTTGTTGGTGCATTCCACTTCGGGTGTGTCCAGTGTGATTTTGACCGAGGCGGTACAGGTAATGTTGGGGGCGGTAGCATGGATAGATTCGCCAGCCTCAATCACCGCCGTTGCTATTCCGGTTACGGCCAGGTGACTGGTTTCTGGCTCGTACTCAAAACGGGCACCATCAGGGAAGGTGATCACGATAGCGTCGGCGGATTGTGACGGGGCGGGATTGGCATCAGAGAAAACAGCGGGCAGCACAAAACCGGTGGTGAGCTCACCGCCGATACTGATCACCATGACTTGCTCACCCAGCGATGGCGCAGACCAAAAACGCACCCGCCCGGCGCGCAGGGTTAACCAATTAAGCCAATCGGTTTCCAGGTTGCCCATTTTGACCCGGCATAATCCGTTAGCAAGATCGACGTCTGAGACGATGCCAATACGGATAATGTTAGCCAACAGGCGTTTAAGGCCAGCAATAAGGATATTCATACGGCCAGTGTGCCGCCTACGGGCGCGCGCGGCATGTGATGGGTTTTGTGTGAGGGATGGCACAAGAGATCTAAGGCGAGAATAAGAAAATAATAGCGGGTTATTGTATGGAGTTTTCAAATGGTAGCTGTAAAACAGCTACCTCATAGGTTTTACTTCAAATATATTTATCAGGCATTATTTTACATGACACAAAAAATACAATTACTATTGTTAGTAATGTTAATTTGCCAAAATGATTAGGGAAAAACTCTAAATAAAATACCGAAAACAAAACGATAACAATAAATGGAACTGTTGAGAACAATATGTTATAGAATATATTTTTCACTATCGACCCATATCATTAAGTATATTCACAACTTCATCAAATGTTAAATTTGAATTTGAATGTATTCTTCTGGATGCCTTGGAAATGATAGGGTCGATATATATGTATAACATCTCTATGTTATTGGCGCGCAATGAATTATAGTATCCCGGATCAATTATTTGCAATCTTCTTGCTGCCATTGCGGATTTTTGAACCTTACCATACAAATCTATACTTGTGATTAAAAATAAACCTTTTCTGTTTATTTCTGTTCTCACTATATTGGACATAGATATTGATTCAGAGACTGTTTTAGCTATAGAGTAAGCCATTGCCTTCTTAGTGGCTGTTGTAACTGAAATCTTAGCACCTAAATTAACAGAATAATAAGTAGTACTGCGCATATTTTCACGGGGTGTATTCTTTTCAAGAACATAATCGATATAAAGTTTTATCATGTCATAGATAACATCAGACCTTTTATATATTTCTGATATTGCCTTCATTACTCTTTTGTCTTCCGATTTTATCTCTTGGCATTCGCTTGCATACTTTTCAAAGAAACAGGATGTATACCAACTGGCTCTTTCAGCACCACTATATACACTCTCGATTGTTCCTTTTGCAGATTTTATGGTTCCTTTTATCCCGCGATCTAGTGATAGTGATAATACCCTGTCTGCATTTAGTTTTTCTTTTAAATAAACGGAATTATTCATTAAACAGCACTCCATTGATTGTTAATAATCGTGTACTATACGTAATAATTATGGATTTTAAATACTACAATGGAGTTTTACGATGCGACTGGCTAAATTTGGGACTTTTCTTGTTTTATTTGTTGTATTGTTCTTGGCTATTCCAGAAGTGCTGGTTTTTGTGTTGTCAAGCGACCAGTTCGGTGACGCTATCAGTTATTTTAATTTTCTGAACACGAATATTCTAATAGCACTATTTTATGAAATGGGCATCCTCGCTTTTATTCTTTCATATGTAATTACGAAAGTGATTTTTTATATAATAAAAAAATAAATTACTTATAGATAATAATTACTTAGCAAGCCACTCCAACGCCAGATCCCCAATCCACTCACTATCGCCGTCAGTAAAGCCTAACAACTGGCGGCGTTCGTATTTCACTGTTGGCCCGTTCTTTGTGACTTTATCCCGCAAACCGTAATGATGGACTCTAACCATATTATTGACCTTGCCGCTGAACGCAACAGCGGCCTCGTCGGCGTTGGATTCGTTTTTGATATAACGAGCGGTGCGCAGTTTGGTAAACATCTTGCGTTTGATGCGGCCTTGCTTATCGCGGCGCTTTTTCTTACGCGGAACAAAGGGTGAGCCATCCGGGTTCTGTTGCGCCTGAATGTGCTTTTGTTGGCGTCGCCGTAGTTCTTTAGCGACCTGACGCATAAACGCGCCGCGCGCCTGTGGGGCCAATTGTGCCAATAATGTTGATAAGGTCTGATCTAGCTCATGCACGTTATTCACGTTACCCACTCCGCGACAGTTTTACCCTCAATATCAATTTGATAGCTGTTGATAAAATGCTCTGGTGGCACCGGTTCCCCAAGATGAGTAACGCTTAATTTGCCATTTTTCTCTTTAACGATCACCCGTTCGGTGAGCTTGATATCAATGCTGATATCGCGCACTTTGTTATCCAGATAATCAACTTCAAAAGTAAAACTGTCCTGACGTTTGTCGGGGTTCGCCATAATATCTGGCTGATGAGTGCGCAACCAATGCAAGACCGGGACAATGACCAGATCCATATCACTGGCGTAATCAGTCACCACCAGATTTAAGGTGTACTGATACTCAAAAGAGAGTGACGGGGCCAGCGTGGCAATAATCGCCCCTTTATCGATAAAGACATGTAAGCAGTCTGGGTTTTGCTTGATATACGGCACCGCCTTTAAAATGGCGGTACGCAGCGAATCAGGCTTTAGCATCAGCGGCCCCTTGCTGGCAAATAAAGACGGTATCGACCTGTGCCGCGCAAGCGTGCAATGCGGCCTCAAGGCGATCAATATCGTCGTTTAAATCACCGTTAGTTTGCGGCCCTGCTGCCGGAAACTGGCACTGCGCCACTCTCGGACAGCCATTGACGGTAATCTGCGGCCCCGGTGAGGGCGGGGCGCTGACGCAGCCGGATAATATCATCAGGCAGGGGAGTATCAGCCCAGCGGCGCAATGTTTCATTTTCACGGTATAACCTCTTGATTTGGCTATTACGTTGCGCCAACAACTGATCCGTACTGGCAACCTGTTGGCGCAATTGGGCCTGTGCCTGATTATTGGCATTGGCGGTCAGTGCCAGCGCAATAAGTTGGCCGTTTTTGCTGGCCACCTCGGCCGCTTGCTGGTCAATCATCACTTGCCGAGCCTCAGACAAGCGGTAAGTCTGTACGCCACCGGCAAGCAGTAAGGCGGCGGCAATCGCCCATGCGAGCGGAGCGGTGTTGAAGAGTGGCATGGTGTCAGCTCGGATATTGACGGGCGGGCAATTGAAAATGTGGGCCGTCTTTAAAGGTGGTCCAGTTACCGCCCCATTCCACGGCGATCCTCAGCTCGGCAGCGGCCTGTTTCATTGCGTCAGCCATTGGATAAAAATATTTCCACTCCCAACTGACCTTACCGCGTGGCAGCGGTACAATATCTACCGCATGGCCGGTTAAGTGGCGGCTGTTTAAGGTTTGGCTGGCTCCGACTTTGACCAGTTCGCGCTGGCGTTCCAGCGTGCGACAGCCCTCAATCACTTTAAAATCAAGCGGGGTCAGTTCCAGCGCGCGGCGCACCACTTTAACCAAATCAGGATGTACGCCGATCAGATTACTTTCGCTGGCTTTGCCGAGAATAAATTTATTGGTTAACATCAGTGGTTCCTGCCTTTTTATTGATGATTTTGAATACCAGCTCGCGGATAGCCTGCAAGCCAATCAGACCGATCAAACAACTGATAAAAATTTCTATTTTCCCGGCGGCGACCTCGGTTAATGCGCCGTTTAGCCAGGGAATAGCATCAATCATGCGGATCAACACAGGAGAAATGACCGGACCGATATTGACACCGACCAGCCCACATACGACCCCCTCGCCAATCCCTTCACGTAACTTACCGCCGCCCCATACCACGCGGCGAAATGCCACAATAAAAGCGATAAGAAAACCGTTTATCGCGGTTGAGTAGGCAGAGTAAAAGGCCAGTAATGCACCCATCCAACCCGGATCTTTGTCTGGCATTTTCATATCCGTTACCCCCTATGGGGATTGTGTAGTTAGTCCCAAAGTTGCACGGTTTGCGCAGTGATGGCGGCGGCGACTTCTGGCATTTCCACCGGGTAACCGTGCGGTAAAACCGGGCCGATATCGGCTAAACCCGGATTGGCGGCCAACACTTTTTCAGTTACACCCTCGGTGCGGCCGTAGTAGCGCCAACACATGGCGTCAACGGTGTCGTACTGCTGAGCCAGAATGCGCATTAAATCAGCTCAACCGTCATGCGGTTGATCGCCTGAATATCGTTAATTGCCCACGCAGCATCACGGCGCAAATTATCAATAGTGGGTTCCAGTGAATCGGCCCGCTTGCCGCCCGTGCCGGTGGTATCAAAACCGCGAAAACGATCAGTTAGACGGGCTTGCATCAGGCAAAATACCGCGGTGCGGTACAACTGAATGCGAGTGCTCTCCTCGTTCAGTTTTTCCACCGGTACCTCAGCCGCTGACAGATAACCCTGTTTTTGCTGGGTTAAGCGCCAGATTGCGAGCCGATCATTCACTTCATTGATGGCAAACAATGCCGCTTCAATAACACGCGGCTGCGTGATGGTGCCGTCCTGACGTGATTCTTCGCGGTACTGTTTCAGGTCGATATCAGGCCAGAAACCGTCATTTTTAATGACTGTGTTTTCCGCTGGTTCCACGGGCGCTGGCGCTTCTGGTGTCTGATTGGTGTTAATGACAATTTCCATGCCGACACTCCAAAAATAAACGGGCGGTGAACGGTGGCTTTGCCAGAGTAATAAATATTCTGGGTTAGCCAACGTGCCGCCCTCGCCGGGGCGTTTGGGTGATTAGGCTATTTTATTTGCCATTTTGGACTTGGGCAGTGCTCGCAATCCTCACGTACTGCGTGTACGCTCCGGTTGCTCCGCGCTGTCCGCGTCCAAACTGCCTGCAACAATCACGCCTAATCGAATTTTCTCTAAGACGCTTTAATCAGCTTCTCAAGATTCTTGATATCGGTTTTCACACCGCTGTTATCGTCCAGTTGCAGCGCCGTTTTCAGGTTTGCCAGTGCGAGAACGTTGTCGCCGTCCTGACGCAGGGCATAGGCGACAAACTTATGCAGGCGGGCGCTGACGACATCCGGCATATCCTGACCGGTTAACATTTGCTGGGCGCGCAATAGCTGCGGGGTATCCAGCGGCTTTTCATCGGCCAAGGTTTGCCGTGCAATGGCGGCGACTTCCTCGGCAATCAGGCACGCGGTGGTGCGCTTAAAGCTGTCGGGAGTCACCAAGCCATGCTGGACGGCATACTCCGCGATATCTAATGCGTTGCGGATATCGCCAACGTCAAGATGCCAAATCAATATGCGCATCAGAATATCGTCCTGTTCGCCACTGCCTTTTGCCAACACACCGGCCACCCACGGTTGGTATGTGGGTAACATGCCTTGCTTAACCTCGGCCTTGCGGCTGATTGACTCGATAAGGCTCAATTGGGCCATATCCTGTTGCAGTTTGAACAACAACAGCTCGTAGTTGCTGGCATGGCTGAGGCTTGCCGCCTCACTCAGTGATGAGGATTGCTGAGCCGCGACAAAGAGCCGATGGCGGCGAACGGGGTTGCTCATAATGGATTAACCCTCTGCTGGGACGGAAAAATCACCGAACTCAATGTTTTCAATCAGGGCCACACAGCCAAAATCTTCAACCACGTAGGCCTCGTTAACCGATTCAAAGTTTTCAATACGGTCACGGCGTGGGTTGTCGATGATTGAGCGCCTGCGGGTGCCGTCCTGCCAGTAAATAGACAGGTTATCTAGCCGGGTGATAAAAATGGCATCAGGCGGGAAAGACGGCGCACGTACTGCGGGCAGACCACCGATACGCTTCTGACTGATAATCAAGTCAGCGGCCAGCGCTTCTGTGTTCGGCTGTGATTGGTTGACGATAGGAAAATATTTGTCGGCCAGTAACTGGCGGCCGGTAATCGCGACAAGCTCGGTATCTTCCTGGAACCACGGCTCGATCAGTTCATCGGTTGCCGCCATCACCAGCGCATCCAGATTATTGAAATCCCCGCCTTTGCCGATGCGGATTTTAGGCGAGATAACATCGCCTTTATCATCAACAATCTTATCCATCATCTGGCCCGGCGCATCATCACGAATACTTTGCAGCCAGCCCCGGTTGACATCTTGCAATAGCTTATTAACGGTATGATCAGAGGTTTTCACCCGCTTGATACCGTTAAAGCCGATCATGATGCGATCCAGTGCCTGGCGTTTCACAATGGCATCACGGATGCGAGTTTGAAAATCAGGGAATTTAGCCCACATATCCAATTTGATATAAGGCAGCGCGGTATCAAAGTTAGTCTGGGTACAGTTGTATTTTGTCCCATCCAGACCGCTAGGGTCTGATGCTTCACGTTCTTTCTGCGTGGTATCTGTGGTGCTGGCAATCGGACGGTCAATACTTAAACCAACTTTTTCACCCTCTTTTTCATCTACTGGATACATGTTGATTTTTAACAGAAAGGCGCTGCTTTCTTGCTGTTTGGTTTCCAGTTTTTGCGCAATCGATGGTTCAACGGTGAATTTCGCGGCAATGTCGTCTTTATTGTCCAAATGGTTCAGCCGGGCGACCTGCTGCAAAAACTGGTTGTACTGAAATCGGGTGGCTTTTTTCATGTGAAATTAATTCCTTAACGTAGCAAGCGGAATGACCTAGCAATCAGTCAGAATGGCGCTGTCATTGCCGGTTGATTTTTCGCGTTGAGAGAAGTCGCGATCTGTTTTTCTGAGCGTAATTTTCAGCTCATCAAGTTCCTGTTTGGTCGCATCATTGGCAGTTTTAAGTTCCGTAAATGATTGTTCCAAGGTGCTGATAGCCGACAATTTTCCCTCAACTTGCTGCGCGACTAATTCAACCGCCAGATGCACATCATTAAAACGTGCGTCATCACCGGTTTGCTTTTTGGTAAACAGGGTTTTAATGGTGGTAAGCAGGTTGGTTTTAGGTTCTTGCTCGGTTTCGAATTCAATCAGCGTTTCTTCTGCGGCGGTAAACAGGTTCTCAGGGGCTTGCTTACGGGAGGCCAGCGGATTAGCGGAGGCGCTGGCGCTGAAATTCAACATTTCAGTACCCAGACTGGCGGGATCATCAGTGACCGCAAGGCCAACAAGATAGGCACTGTTGGTGTCGGCAAATTTAATATTTACTTCCATTGAGGTGTAAACCTTTTGGCGGTCCTTCACCATTTCGACTAAGTCGTCTGTCGGGCTGATTTCAGCATACAGAGCCATTTTTCCTGACAGTGGCCCCTCTTTGATTTCTTCGGAACTCAGTGCAACCACATCGCCATAGCGTTTAAAGGCGCTGTCCGGATAATAGCCTTTGATGTGCTCCATATTGATACGAGCACCGTATACCGTGGTGTTGTAGTTGGCTGCCATTTGCGTTAGCCATTCGCGGGTGATGGTGCGGCCATCAGTGGTGGCACCCTCTACGCCAATGCGGAATTTTTTTGCTTTTACGGTCATGCGTGATGCTCCGGTCTGATTCGATACAGTAGTGACCTATGTTGGCGACCGGCGACCAACGGAACAATCAGGCGCTCTTGTGCTATGGCTGGCACAAAGCGTAATACGGGATGGGGGAGGTTCGGATAGGTAGCCTTGCTGCAATCAACGGTAATTAACTGCGATTGAGCAAAAAAAACAGGCTATTTCACATGGAAAGCGTTTCTATCAATGCCGATTTAGATCCCCGCCGTCAAGCCATGTATCTGTATTGGCAAGGGCTGCGTATTGCCCGGATTGCGGAAATGATCGGTGAGAAAGCGGTCACGGTACACAGTTGGAAGCGCCGCGACAAGTGGGACGCTTACGGGCCATTGGATCAGATGCAACTGACCACGGCAGCGGAATATTGCCGACTTGTCATGAAATCAGCCAAGGAACCCAAAGACTACAAAGAGATTGATTTACTGGGCCGACAAGCCGAACGCCACGCCCGGATCGGTAAATACAATGATGGCGGCAATGAGGCCGATCTCAACCCTAACATTGAGAAGCGCAACAGCGGAACACGTAAGGCACCCCAGAAAAATGTATTCAGTGAGGCGCAGGTTGCCAAGCTGAAAGATATTTTCAATGAATCCATGTTCGACTATCAGCGCAACTGGTATGAAGCCGGTTTATCGCCTGATTTCCGTATTCGTAACTTCTTAAAATCCCGCCAAGTCGGTGCAACCTACTTTTTCTCATGGGAAGCGCTGCTTGATGCCCTCGACACTGGCCGCAACCAGATGTTTGTTTCCGCCTCCAAAGCGCAGGCGCACCAGTTTAAAAACTATATTGTCGCCGCCGCACGTCAGGTGGATGTTGATTTGCGCGGTGAGGTGATTATTTTACCCAATGGCGCGGAAATGCACTTTCTCGGTACCAACGCCAGCACCGCACAGGGCCGCCCCGGCAATCTCTATCTGGATGAATATTTTTGGATACCCGGCTTTCAAAAATTGCGCCGAGCCGCATCGGGCATGGCATCGCAGAAAAGATACCGCTATACCTATTTTTCTACTCCGTCCAGCACCTCACATGAGGCTTATCCGTTCTGGGCGGGCACGCTGTTTAACAAAGGTAAAGCCAAAGATAAACGCATTGAAATTGATGTCAGCTACCCACGGCTGGCCGGAGGCCGGTTATGTGAGGATAAGCAGTACCGCCAGATTGTCACTATTGAGGATGCACTGAAAGGTGGCTGCGACCTGTTTGATATTGATGAATTACGTAATGAAAACAGCGATCAAGATTTTGAAAACCTGTTTATGTGCGGCTTCATTGACGATAACGCTTCCACGTTCAAACTTGCAGAAATGCAGCGCTGCATGGTGGATAGCTGGGAAAAATGGACAGACGTCAAATTGCTGGCGCTACGCCCATTTGGTGATAGGCCGGTGTGGATTGGCTACGACCCGGCCAGCACCGGCGATAGTGCGGGTTGCGCCGTCATTGCACCGCCAGTGGTGGCGGGCGGTAAGTTCAGGGTATTGGAGCGCCACCAGTGGAAAGGGATGGATTTTGCCGATCAAGCCAGCAATATCAAAAAGATCACTGAGCGCTATAACGTCACCTATATCGGCATTGATGATACCGGTCTGGGCCGTTCCGTGACGCAATTAGTACGGCAATTCTTCCCGGCAGTGAACGCCATTCACTACAGCCTGGAAATGAAAGCCGACCTCATTTATAAGGCAAAAAATATCATTCATGGCGGCCGTCTGGAGTTTGATGCGGGCTGCATTGATATCGCCACCGCATTTATGTCTATCCGCAAAACCATGACCGCCACTGGGCGAAACGCCACTTTTGTTACTAGCAGATCTGAGGGCGTCAGTCACGGCGACGTGGCATGGGCCATTATGCACGCATTATTCCATGAGCCTCTTGAGGGCATTAACAGCAATAACACCAGTGTGATGGAGATGTATTGATGAGTAAACGCAACAGGAAAACCCGCTCGGCCAAGGTGACAACAGCTATGGCGGGCAATAGTGCCGCACAGGCTGAGGCGTTTACTTTTGACGACCCGATCCCAATGATGGATCGGCGCGATATTCTGGATTATTTGGAATGTGCCGTGATGGATCGCTGGTATGAGCCGCCGGTGTCATTCAACGGTCTGGCTAAGTCATTTCGTGCGGCGGTGCATCACAGCTCGCCTATCTACATGAAACGTAATGTACTGGTTAGCCTGTTTGAGCCGCACCGGCTGCTATCAAAACAGGACTTTAGCCGCTATGCGCTGGATTTTTTGGTATTCGCTAATTCGTTTTTAGAGGCCCGCTATAACCGGCTGGGCGGCATCATGAAACTGGTACCCAGCCCAGCAAAATACACCCGCCGCGGCGTGGAGGCGGACACCTATTGGTATGTCTCATCCTATGCCAACCCACACCCGTTTGAAGCCAATAGCGTTTTTCACCTGCTAGACCCGGATATTAATCAGGAGATCTACGGCGTTCCTGAATACCTCGCCTCGCTAAACTCCACTTGGCTTAATGAGGCCGCAACGCTATTTCGCCGTAAATATTATCTGAATGGCAGTCACGCTGGATTTATTCTGTATATGAACGACGCCGCCCATAAACAGGAGGATATCGACGCCTTACGTAAGGCGCTGAAAGAGTCCAAAGGGCCGGGCAATTTCCGCAATCTGTTTATGTATGCCCCAGCGGGTAAAAAAGACGGGATACAGGTAATCCCACTGGCAGAAGTGGCGGCTAAAGATGAGTTCGCCAGTATTAAGAATGTCACCCGCGACGACCAACTTGCGATGCAGCGGGTACCACCTCAATTGATGGGTATTTTACCCAACAACACCGGCGGTTTTGGTGATGTGGAAAAAGCCGCACGGGTATTTGCCATTAACGAACTGGCCCCCTTGCAAGAGCGGCTGATGGAAATTAATGATTGGGTAGGGGAGGAGGTGGTGAGGTTTAAGGCGTATGAGTTATTAGCTAAAGAATAAATCAAGAAAATATATTTCGATAGAAGTCAGCACATTAAGTGCTATTAGCTAAATGAATAGCACTTTTTGTTAAGAATAAAAATATTTAATTGTTTTTATGGTATTATTTTGCCTCAATTAACTCAATCGGCTAAGCCAAGAGGCAGCAATGTACCAAAAAAATCCTGAATTGATGCATGATATTCTTGTCAAAGTTACTCAACTAGGGGTGCACGACAGTGGCATATCCCCTTATCAGTTTAGCCCACATGAGCCGGAATATGTGGGTTACCAAATGATGTGTATGGACGACATGGACCTTGTTGATGCCAAAAAATCCAATGCCGATGACAGCGAAATAAAATTTGACTATATCATTGTAGGGTTAACACCTGCGGGGTATGAATATTTGGCTAACCACTAGAAACGCATCGTATACCTAATTTAATGATCTCAACCGCCTTTTGGGCGGTTTTTTGCATCTATATGCACATGGAAAAAATCACTGCTTGCCTCTTTATTTCCGCCACTGCGAATTGTGTCAGTCACAATAATGAAAATTAAATTGCTTGTGACATGTCACAAGGCTCTTGATTTTGTTTCTGTGCCATGTCACGATTTTAAAAGAGCAAGCCGCAACGGCCACCACGAATTTTAGTGATAATTGCTCTCTTTGTCTGTCAAACTGATCACCGCAACCTTGCAAGTTCAATGTGCAACAATCCGCATAATTCTATTCACTCCCTAATCATTATCTAAGCCGCGCCAATACTGGCTTTTCAACCTCTTTCTAACTGCATGAAAAGTGAGTATCTAGTCATTGCAAAGCGCGGGCGGGGGGGCGCGCGGAACGGGGTGCGGTTGGCCCCCGCATCCATTCTCATATGGGTTCAAAATCACCCCCCAAAAACGGCCATGCGCAGCCCTAGCCTTTCGATATAAAAAGCACATCATTGTAGGTGAAATAAAAAAAAGCGCCTCTCTATGTGGCGTAGAGGCGCTTTGGTGTGGGGTGATTTTGAGAGTAAATCGATGGCCGCGTGTGTTTTATTCAATTTTACGCATATGTATTCATTTAAGTGACTTGTGCAATATTGCCGTGGTGCACTATCAGCACCCGCGCTATAGGGTGTCCAACATCAGTTTCTTATATCCCTGCGTCTGCCAACACGCCGTATCACCTTGAAAACAACAACCATCCCTATCACCTGGCAATGTATCACCGCACCGCTTGCAACTGTCCTTCTTCAACTCAGCAAGCTGTTTGTGTAGCAATTTATTATCCTGGCGGAGCAAGCCGATCAAATATTCGGCCCGTTCATAAGGCCCACGAGCAATACGGCGCTGTTCGCAGCCCTCCAAAAGCATTGCCATTTCTGCGGTATCTATACGTAAGGTAAGTTCAGTGATGCCTAACTCTTTATCGCGCAGGCGCTGGGCGCGTTTACGTTCACTTGCTGTTGTCATTTTTTGTACCCCTGACCTTTTTCCGCCAGCCCACGAATTGCCGGGCGGGCTAATATGATTCTCTGGCAATCGTGAATAGCTCGGCAGAACTCATCACGTTCACAGGGATGCTCAATTGAAAGCTGTAAATATTGATTCCATGCATCGCCAAGCATTTGAGCGACTCGCTGTTCATCGGCTGACAATATACAAATGGTGTCGGTGTAATTAATGTTGGTGACTTTCACGGTTTACTCCCTCTCGCAATTTTGCCACCCGGCTCATTACGCTAAATGCCCGTTGGGCGGTGGTTGGTTGGCACTGGTACAAACAACAATCCTCTCTTGCCCGCCAGTTCTGACCGCCGATGGTCAATGTTGCGCCGCAAGCCAGTGATTGCGCTTGTTGTTCGCTAATGGAAAGCCCGATTGACTCGGCAAAATTGCGGATTTTTGTTGCCACTGGTGCCAGTCGTGCGGTTTTTTCTCGCCGCTGGGCGGCTTTTTCGGCTGATGCCTGGCGTGATAATTCTTCGGCTGGCGTCAATGCGTTGGTTTTAATCGTTAGTACCGGCGCGCTTTTTATCCTGCGCAGCAAGGCCCGACGTTCTGCATCGGTGATCGCGGTGAAATCGATTATTTTTTCTTCTAATGTTCTGTCTATGGCCTCATCCGGTTCGCGTGTTTTTTGCTCTACCGGAGAGTTATTGACAGAACTCCAAGGGACGGCGGGGCCGTCCTGAAAAACATCAAACCCCACGACAACGGCGGGCTTCACCTTTTGGCGGGCGACAATTTTCCAAGTTTTTAGGCGAGTACAGATGCGCGACGCCTCACCCAAAAGCGGGGAATAGATGCCGAAAATCTTCTCGGTGATTTCGCCGTAGGCGTTGGGCTGTTCATTATCCTGATAGGCAATGCGCACGGTGTAATCCTCACGTGGGATCAGCACGCCGCCTTGCTTCATGATGTAGGTAGCAAAGCAGCCCGCATCTGCGGCGGCGGTGACGGCATCCATTGCCGGATCGACCAATAACGGCTTGCCGCGCTGATAGATGCCGGAAATCTTGAGCGTAGTGACCAGTTGATTGCTCAGCTTGCGCAGCTCCCGCCAGACGGTTACCTGTGGTGTGCCGATTGGCTGATATTGTCGGATACGGTGGCGTGACGCCCAAGCCATAGCGAAGCGGGCCGTCTCTTTCAGCGGCTTGCCGGTTTCATGGTCTAGTTCGCCATCCAGCGCGTAACCGTCAATATTTTTACTGATGTATTTAGCGATATAGGCGGTGGCGCTGCCTTTCTTCGGATCCAGCCGTTTAGCAGTAAACCGGGCGCTGGTGCGCTTACCTAATTCGGCGCGATCAGTTTTAACGGCATAGGCGCGCATAATCTCAGTGATGGCGTGGCGTTCTTGCGGCTTCATGAATAACAACAAGTGCCAGTGCGGTGTACCGTCATGATGCGGTTCAGCCACACGAAAGCCGTAGATGCGCAGTTTTTCTCGCCCCAGCTTGGATCCTATGTTGGCCCACAGCTTGGTGAGATAGGCTTGCGCCTGTGGTGGCGTGCTGTGATTCCATTTTGGGTTAGCGTGGCCGCTTTGGTTGTTGGCGTGGTATTTAGACGGGCAAGTGATGGTGTAAAACACCCCAACATCCCCACGCGACTGTGCAACCAGTTCGATCCCTTGCATACGCGCCATCAACTCATGACGGCGGATTGTCGGATTGCTGATGCTGGCATCCACCATTGCCTCTAAAGAAACGGTGTTACCCTCATCATCAATCAATTCATGCCGCTTGAAGAATTCACGGTTGCGGCGTTTTTGCTCTATCCAGTCGGCCAGCGCCTCTTTACTGACATAAGGTGCAGCGCGTTTATGGATCAAGCCAGCGGCGCGTAACTGGCTTTCTCGCCAGTCATTACGCAGCCGCCATAATTTACACTCCCACCAATCGGGGTTAATCAATCGGGCAATAGCGGAATAGTAGACCGTGCGATCTACTGGCTCATCTGGTTGATTGGGCTTCGGCCCCAACTCGCGCCAGTGCGGCGGCCTGACCCGTAAAGACCACACCTCAAGCGCAATATTGCGATAAATGGTCAATAACTCGGCATCAGATAAAATACGGGTTTCTTCGGTGGGTGTTGATACCTCAGTACAGAACATTTCATTAATACGGCCAGCTACCTCACTCGCCAGCGACTTGACCCGGCGCTTGTTCAGTTCGGCAAGGTGACTATAGATACCCTGAAAATAGGCCATTAACTCAGAAATACGACCCTGGCTAACGCCTTGGTATTGGCGCACGGCATCCAGACGTAACAATGCATTCTTGCCGGTACCGGTTAAGAATGCATTGGTATGTTTATCACCATGATTTTCACGTAACCATCTAATTTTATTTTGAAAGTGGGACTTAATAAATATAGGTTGCTGATCAATGCGGGTTTCTACACCTTGCGGTGAATCCGCCCATTGTTGCTTGTCCCTCAAATAGATCTGGCGCTCAAGTGCGGCGCGCTCCTTACGAATCTTAAGCAATGTGAGGTTAGGCTCCCGTAGTTCGGTATAGCCCAGCGCATTCAGGCGTTTTACGTAACGGATAACCAGCGGGTGAGATTTTGGTTTTGCTACCACTGCGACCGGCACTAAAGATTGGTGACCACCAATCGCGGGGCGCGGGGCATTCCACGGATGATCCCATTCAATAGAAACATCACCGCTGCCCGGATAAGGCAGCGGTGGAGTTGGGGTGATGCGGCCACGAGCATGCGTGGTCATTCGCATACACCGGCATAAACAGAATTACAGACGGCGTGGTCATTTGCTGATGCCAGTAAATCAAACTGACTGCCGCCGCGCGTGGTTAACGCCCAATCTCGGTAAGTCTCAATGCCATGTGATTCAATGGAAATACATTCAATCCGGCGCTCAGATTTACGCGGATCTTGAGTCGATGGGAAAAAGGTTGAGTTTCCGCGGCGAGAGCAAGAAGCAACGAGCCTTTCCCAGCGTGCTACGCGGGCGATCTCTTCCGGCCACCGGCTGAATATCTCCGCTAACTCGGATTTTCTGGCATGAATGCAAGGCATGCAGCCCACACGGCTACACCCTTGCTGATACAAAGGATTGGGTTTAATTCCATGATATTTAGCTAGCGCAAAAACATCTTCATGTTTCCAATCAAGGATCGGGCGGTAAACATTCAAGCCGGGCGTGTTATCTGCGTCAGTTTCCCATTCAGGCAGTAAGGCGCGATCAGGTGACTCCTGTGCGCGGACACCCTGCCAACTGATTACCTCGTCATATTCTTCCAGCATGGGAATGACAATTTGGTCACGGATGGGCGCATGCTTCAGTTCGAATGTACAAAATCGTGCTTTAGTGGATGGAAAGCGGCCTTTCCACATGCAGAGATCTAAAAAAGGGTTGCCGGTAGGGTGCAAGACCTCAAGTGCCTCGCCGATCCGTTCCGCTGCCTGATCGGGTGTTAGACCACATTCGGTTACTAAAGTAGTCGGCCACACTCGCGCAATAAAATCACGCTTACCGTTAATCTGCCGTACAAAGTCCGCTTTAACTCGGATAATTGCACCTAGTTGGCCTTCCAGATAATCCAGATACTCCATGGTTTGTGGGTGCTCATGCCCTGTATCAGCAAACACTCGGATATGATTTACACCGGCCTCGTGAGCTAAAAGCGACTGAGCCAGTGAATCCTTACCGCCGGACATACTGATAATACTGATTGCATCGCTGGCAAAAGTCCGTTCATCAATAGGTACCAGCCCATGTGGATATGAAAATAATTTCATTTCACACCTCCCATGTTATGTGGGGTTATCACTTCATAAATAACAGTTGAATCTGGCCCGCCGGCGGGATCGAAACCAATCCAATGGCGCGGTAACATGGTTGCAATAATTTCACCTACCGCCTTACGGCCTTCAGCTTTGCAACTGGCAGAGCGGGGGGCGGTAATGCTGTGAATATCAAAACTTCCGTAAAGATAGCGGCCGTGTGGGGTATCGCTGTTCGATGCAATAACGTGGCAACCTTGATCCGCTATGATCGTGAGTATTTCCGATAACCAAAATTGCTCATTAGAACTAAAACCGCCTGTGTGGTAACTGGTGAAATCTGCGGTAGCGGATGTTGGAATGTAAGGGGGATCGCAATAAACCACGTCGCCCGGCACAGTCATGGTTAGCGCTTCGAAAAAGTCACAGCATACAAACGTGGCCTTTTGGGATTTCTCAGCGAAATAACGGATCTCAGCTTCGGGGAAATAGGGCGCTTTATATCTTCCGTAGGGAACGTTGAATTCACCCTTTTGGTTATAACGGCAAATACCACAATGACAATGACGGTTTAAATATAAAAACATTGCGGCGCGGTACTCGTCACTTAACTCGCGTTCATTGAAATGTTGACGATTCAAATAATAATTCGCTTCACTGTTATCAAATTTGAAAAGCTCTTTTGCAAGAACAATGATGCTCTCGCAATCCCGCTGTAATTGCTGATAGAAATTAATTAAATCGCCGTTAATATCAGCAATGAGATACTCGTCATAGTCAGTATTCAGCATGACGGAACGGGAACCGGCGAACGGCTCGACCAGACGCTTTCCAGCGGGCAGATGTTGGCGCAAGGTTGGCATAATACGGCCTTTGGAACCGGCCCATTTCAGCGGGGAGAAAATGCGTTTCATGACTTCACCCCCGCCATAGCGCGGATAATACCTAGCGTTGTTTTGCAATCGGCAAGCGCACGGTGTGCGACACCATCAATAACAACGCCTTGTTGCTCGGCTGCATTACTCAACCGTTGCCATTTAAACTTATTCCGCTTCTGATCCCACTGGCCGTAATATTTGGCGTAACTTTCCATAACGCACTCGGCATCAAAAATATATTTTTTCTCTGGCACCGGGCAATTATTAGCAGCCGCCGTTTGAAAAATTAAACGAGAGTCAAATAGTGCATTGTAAATAAGCAGAGTACGGTCATTCGTCAGCGTCATGAATTGATAATGAATATCTCGCCACGTTGGTGCATCAGCCACCATTTCATTAGTAATTCCATGAATGGCGGTTACCTCTGCGGGAATGGCTTTTAATGGCTTAACAAGCGTATCCAGTAATATCTTTCCAGTACAATCAATGATACTGATTTCAATTATTTCAGCATCATTACCAAGGCCCGTTGTTTCTGTATCCAGAATAAGATAATTACGCTTCAACCATCTGTTAGCACGATTATGTACGCCGTAGCGGCATAAAGCCTGATAGATTTTAAAGCCAGTTTTTTTCACTGTGGCAATAAATGCTTCAATGGCTTTAGCTAATTTATTATTTTTCATTTCACACCCCTAAAAAATCAACTCCCTCTAACGCAATGCGCCAAAGGGATATGTATTTATTTTTCGTCAGACGGACGGTTGTATTTATCGATATTCATCAATACACGCAAAGCCATTGCACCCGTCTGGATAGCCTCCTCGCGGACGGCTTCTATATCGCCATTGTTATAATGGTATTCAATAGCCGCTTTCATTAACTCGCCTGATTCCTCGGTGAGAATAGAGACAGCGTGAACTACATCAGTCGGCCATTTGGGATGTATTCTTGAGGCGCGGATAGCTTCATCAATGATTTCAGATGAAATTGTCATATATTGCGCGTAAGTGGCCTTCCCTGAGCGACGGGAGGTAAGTCCATAAATACCAGGAGAGGGAGCGTAATGGGTAAAATATTCATATGAATAGGCATCGAATAGATCGCTGGTAGGTTCCACTTTTAATCTTGTCTTTTGGAATGCTTCCGCTGTGCGCAAGGCTTCTCTATAGGCTGATTCAGTTTTATGGATAGCTGAAATAACATTGAAAGCAGTCTCGTCTGCGTAATTGGCAGCGCAGTTTTTACCGTGTGTTGTCGTTTCAATCGCTGCTATTATTGAATCTAAATAGCCCGATGCTTTCATTGCAGCGCCAGACGCAATTTTTACCTGCTCTTTCAGTGCGCTAATAGAGGCTGATTGACTATTTAACATACCCTCTAGTTGCGCAAGATCGGTAAGCGCTCTTTCTCTTGTCAGCATTGATAAAGCGATAGCTGGACTGCTACTTATGAAAGCACGCAAATATGAAATGGTAATATGCGCAGTGTTGTTTTTTTGTTCTGTCATGTTGTATGGCCTTATTTTAGATAATAGGAAGCCCGACGCAGTAAATACGCCTTATTTAATCACTCGTTAAAATGCGATTTATTTATAACAAGTCTTTCGGGATTGAATTTAAATCAACCCATAAATCCAACACCGCTTTACGTACTGCTTTTCTTTCATGATATTCCAACTCACGGAATTTTCTTTCATGGCTGTCTTTCTTTATCCCAGCCGCATAATAAATAATGCCTTTTGTTTTACCTTTGCTCAATGATTCCAAACGCTGCTCAAACTCTTCATCTGGATCCTTTTTAAACAGTTCCTTTATGCGGTCTAAATGCCGTAAACCTACTTTCTGATTCCATTCCTGCATTGAAAGCGGCGAACCGTCCGTATTAATTTGACCCATCATTCACCTCTCGGTATGACAGTAATTAACTCAATAATGTGTCGGCTCTGGAATACCCCCGGAATTACACTGAGTCACCAACAGCTCTAATTCCTGAGCGCTGTCCTGATCCCCAGATGCTTGCGCCGTGCTTAACAGACCCTCCAGACCGACACTTAGACGAAAGGCGTAATCATTCAGCGAAAACATTCGCACCTCGTCGGCAACAGCGGAAGCGGCGCGCAGGTTTTCGGCCTTGAAGTGGTATTGCTGCAACAGGTCGTTAATCAATGTGAAATATGCTTGTTTCATCCCTTTCTCCTTAAGAGTGTTGGCGCGCTTTGCGTTTGATATTGGTGCGACGGCGGTGATCGCGGATCACGGCGCGGGCAGACAGAAACGCAAGCCAGATAAGCACGGCCAGCACGGCTAATGCTCCGCTGGTCAATTCAATTAGTTGCCCCGGCATGTCTGTACCTCTTCATTGAAAAATTGAGGTATGACGCCTGACTTCCGAAATTGCTGTGTTGCGGCATTCAGTTGGTGGAAAGTGGCTAATTCGTTTTCACGCAATTGCCACGCTATGGCGGTAATCATACTTAAGCCTGCAAGGGTGTTGCTGGTGATGGCTTTTTTTTCACGAGCACGGAGATTAGCTCGAAGGGATAAAACACCATTTTCCTCTATCGCACGTCGGGTTAACTCTCCCATATCAGCCATATGTGTTCGCAGTATGGCGTTAGCTATCTGCAGGCAAGGTGATTTCATGCTGCGGCTCCCGTTTTACGTTCGATATACAACTGATCAATGAAGCCGGTGGCGAGCGCTTGAGCGTCAAGTAAACCGAAAGACTGTTCACCCAGGAATACTTCATAGCGGGCAATGGGGTTAATAGCAGTTCTTGGCCGATGAGTAATTACAAAGCCACGATAGGCAGATGAATGGCGGCTAATAATGGTTAAGGCGTGCATTGTATTTTCCCCTAACTATTGGCTATGGCATCTTTCAACATAGCAACCAAATTAACTTCAACTTTGTCACCAGCTTTAACTTTCGGGCGAATAATAATCCGACCATCACGCACCATTCCACGGCAGGTACCAAGGGGGATACCGGTCATTGCTGCATATTCTTTCAGAGAGACATAACCCGTGGGCACGGTGATATTAATGGTGACATTACCCATAATTCCCCCTTATCAATCAGCCTGAATAGCAGTGATACCACGCAAGTAAACTAGACGCGCCATACTGGAAATTGAACGAGTTTCTTTTGCTGCGAGCGCTTCTAATTCTGCACGCTCATCATCAGACAAACGCATATGGGTCGGGTTTTTTGAAGCAATTCCTTTCGGTAATCGCGAGCGTTGATCGTGTTTGACTTGTTTCATAATGGTATATTGTGATCCACTAAGTTCCTGTACAACACAATTTAAGGAAGTATTGTTCCTATGTCAACTAAAAGAGAGGAATTATTATTCCTTATCGGGGCGCGGTTACGTGAAGAAAGGGAAAAAACGGGTGAAAGCCAAGAGGCCATGGCAGCAAATTTTGGTGTTTCAACTCGTACTTGGGGGAAATATGAAAGAGGGGAAACCATGCCAGATGCCACAACCTTGGCATTGCTAGATACTCAGTACGGTGTAGACATTATGTACGTATTGACGGGTAAGCACACTCCGCTTGATGGCATTTCAGTGGAGGAACAAAAACTAGTTGAAAATTACCGCGCTATGGATGAGGCGGCAAAATTAAACATACAGGCGGTTGGTGATGCGTTCGCGCAATCGAAGTTGCATAAACTGACTAATAATAAATAACAAGTAAACAAGATTTTTCGAATAAGGAGGCTTTATGATGAAGTTAATAAATAATCTAATCATTATGCTAACAGTGGTACTTTCTAATGTGGCCTACGCTGATGGGCCTACAAAATTTCCATCTGTTACAGATATGATTCAGCAGCTTAATGATTTTTCTACTGATAACGGTACTTTTAAAGTAATTTCAAAAAAACCTCTTCACATCCAATTATCTCCAGAAGTATTACCTAATGATCTGAAAAGTGTGATTTCTGAACAAACAGAAAGAGCGGCAATTTATGGTATATATCGTAGCTTCATCCATACAGATGTAGATAAAATCACCGTAACTGCCATACCAAAAATTTATAGTAAAGATGATTATGTGAGCGCAGATAAAGTGACTATTACAAAGACTCGTGCCCAAGCATTAAATGACATTCAGAAATTTATACCTGTAACTGGTTTTTCTGAACTCACTATATCTGATGAGTACGGGCATGATGAGACATCTAAAGAATATAAGCAGATTTATTTTAATGATCAGGGCGGAGCCGGGCTTAATAAATTTTTTAAATATATATCTAAAAAATAAATAGGGGCATTAATTTTGGCTATTCGCAAATTAACTACTGGCAAATGGATTTGTGGGTATTATCCCAATGGACGGCGTGGTGAACGGCTGAGTGATTCACTGGTCACTGATTTTGACAAGAATGCTTTTGCTGTTTATCGGGAGCAGAAACCATTTCGCCACTACCCGATATTTTCAGGGGGCGTATTTGCTTCAGGTTTTTTAATTGCGCTTTTAATAGTCACATTTAGTAAGTAACTCACGCTCAAATTATTTACATTGTGATATTTAATTAATTATTTTCTTAACCTTATCGAGGGCTAGCGATGAAAAAGGTACTGTCACTGACGTTTCTTATTTTTGCCTTATTCACAAATAACGCATTTGCTGAAAATTGGTATGCGGGGGGAACCCTGCATGAAGCCAATGCGCTTACATGGCAAACAGCCACGCCGGAAAACAAACTTGCAACTTGTGCTGACTTTATCGCCGGGATATACAGCAAAAAGCTATTAGCACCTGAGATAAATAGAAAAATAAAATCGGTTGATGATTTTAAACCTTACGCGAGTGAATTATCAAAACAGCTTGATGACGCTTTTTCCCCAGAATCAGATCCAATTCAGAATAAAGAAATTTTCACTAATCAAAGTGTCAAATCAACCGCCATGATGTTAATGATTATGATGCAGTGGGTACAAGATTAATGGCTGTTCGTAAATTAACTACTGGCAAATGGATTTGTGAGTGTTATCCCAATGGACGGCGTGGTGAACGGCTTCGTAAGCAGTTTGCTACTAAAGGCGAGGCGCTCTCATTTGAGCGCCGTATGATGCAGAAAGATCAGGTTGTTGAGGTTTCTGTGAGCAATACATTGAAACTCAGCAATTTAGTTAGTCGTTGGTATGAAATGCACGGGCAGACTTTAACATCAGGTAAAACCCGAAAGGTAAAGTTAGAGGCTATCTGCGAACGGTTGGGTGACCCACTGGTTACTGATTTTGACAAGAATGCTTTTGCTGTTTATCGGGAACAGCGGCTTAACGGCAAATGGCAAACTAAGGGCAGGGCGGCACCGAAACAAGCAACGGTTAACCGTGAATATTCTTATCTTCGGGCAGTATTCTCAGAGTTAAAACGGCTTGGGGAATGGATGGGTGATAATCCTCTGGATGGCTTACGCCAATTTAAAGAGGGGGATCAGGAACTGGCATTTCTTTATCCTGAAGATATAAAACGCCTACTGGTAGCTTGTGATGAGTCAGAGAATAAAGACTTAGGTAACGTTGTTCGTATATGCCTGGCAACAGGCGCGAGGTGGAGTGAGGCGCAAGGGCTTTCTCAGTCTCAACTTATGCCGAGCCGTGTCACGTTTACCCAGACTAAAAGTAAACGCAATCGTACAGTTCCCATCTCCAAGCGTTTATATGACCGCTTGCCTAAACGCCGCGGGTCAATGTTCTCATCCTGTTATGATGCATTCAAACACGCATTGAAGAGATCCGCTATTGAGTTACCTAAAGGGCAGCGCACACACGTACTCAGGCATACCTTTGCCAGTCACTTTATGATGGGCGGCGGAAACATTTTAGTGCTGCAACAAATTCTCGGCCATAGCACTATTTTAATGACGATGAGATATGCACATTTCGCTCCAGATCATCTGGATGCAGCACTAACCCTAAACCCCTATGACAAGCTTGAGAATGACTAATTTTTAGTGGCGGCACAAGCTAACCCTGCGCAAATATAAACAAATATACTCACAATTAACCAATTGATATAACTTAACTTTATGTTTTCATTGGTTATATTTTATTTTTTAAAATCCCTCGGCTTATGGCTGTGCGGGTTCAAGTCCCGCCCCGGGCACCATGGAAAATTTTCTAAGTAAAACAAAGTAGTACGAGTATGTCGTTAACCGCCGAGAGGCGGTTTTTTTGTGACTAAAATCTGGCAAGTGGCAGCAAAATGGCAGCACGATGGCAGCGCCGGTTTTTGGCACCATAAAAAAAACCCGCAAAAGCGGGATGAGCATCGGGTAAATAAATTTATTTCCAGCCGTCAGAACATGACCACCTGGCCGCCGGTTTGTGGGTGGGGCATCACCGGGTTAATCTCGCCCGGCTTCGATATAGAACGCATAAAACTTTCCATCGTTACGAATGTATGGCCACAATTCACATTGGTGCACTGGTGATAGCGCTCTTTGGTTTCGGTGGTTACCTGGCTACTGCTGCGGGTGTGTGCTGCCTGATGGCATAAAGGGCAATTGAACATGATAGCGAGTCCGTTATCATCCCGACTGTGGTCGGTATTAATGATAATTATGCGTTATTATTGATTAAAAATCATCATTCCATATCCAAATCATCTATTTTCACCTCTAATTCCAGCGCGGTAGTAAAACCGCTGTCACTCACGGAATGGGTCACCGTGACCAGCGTCCAATCTGCTTCATCAATCTGTTTTTTGAATCCAGTAACTTTAACCGGCACTTCGGGATAGAGATCTGCGCGGCCTTTAGCAAGCTGGATAGAAAACTTAGCCGCCCCTCGCTGTATCCGTTCCCAGTTTGATTTTGCCGCCCGCTGTGCATTGTTTTTACTGGCGTAAGTGGTGCGTAAGATCAGCACATTCTCATCAGTACCGATCAGATATTCGCCCTGTTTCTCTTCGGGCTCTTTGGGTTTGGCGGCAGTGGTCGCCTTACGTTTGCGTTTTCGCTTGACCTTAACCACGGGCTTTTCAGTGGTGCGAGTATTCAGCCAGTTGGCGACAACGCCGGTATAAGCGCCCCGGTCAGCCATGCTAAACTGATGGCCGTCACCCAAGCTGCGGATAATGGTCATCATCGGGATCGGTTTACCGCTGGCGGTTTTCGACTGGCCCTGACGAATAAATAACAGATTGCCATTTTTCACAGCGGCAATAGCGCCATATTGTTTCGCCAGTCGGGTAATAAAATTACCGTCTGATTCGTTGGTCTGGTCAATATGATCAACGGCTAAATCTGACATGGTTTTATTTAATGTTGGGGCGAGTTTATTCCGCTCGGCAACAGTTTTAATTATCCCGCCAATAGTGGTCTTATGGTAAGACTGATCCCGGCGAATATTGAGCGTTTCACGAAAATCCGCACTGCGCGCGCGAACAGTCAGCTTATCCGGCGCGCCACTGTGTTCTATTTCATCTACGGTAAATGTACCTTTATCGATCAGCGCTGCGCCTTTCCAGCCGAGTGATACCGCTATTTTAGCGCCACGGCGAGGTAACTCCACTTTACCGTCCGCGTCATCAAACTCAATATCTAATTGATCGGCTTCAAAGCCCCGGTTATCAGTTAACGTCAATGACATTAGGCGCTTTTTAATGCCACCCGTTTTATCTATGCCATCCACGGAAATAGAATAATCGGGTTCGTTATGCCCGGTATCAATGCGTATCATGATAATAATCCGGCGGCGGTGTTCGATACGCTGCTGGCGATATCGTCAAATTGCTGAGACAGATCCCCAAACATCTCTTTTAGTGATTCATCGGTACGTTTTAAGCTAAGCGTAAATTCAATTTTACGGGCTGACCCATCACTGAAAAAAATACTTTTAGTGCGTTCCAGGCTCTCAATGACAAACATGCCATGGATCGCGCCGTTCCCTTCAATCAGTGACCAGGCCTTGCCGGTTTCTGCCATCAGTTGCAAGGCCATTAATGAAAGCTTGCCGCCGGTCAGCTCTGGATACAACACACCGGATAAGGTAATGGATTCTTCATCTGGCCCTAAAAATTGACTGGATGAGCGGAGACCAAAACGGGCATTTGACGGATGCCGCCACGCCATCTGATGTTGAAAATCTTGATAAGGGGTGGTTTGCCGCATAAAGACAAACATCCCCAGTGCCATCATCATGTTATTGCTCCTTAGTCGTCATGGTCTTGATAACTGCGGTTTGATTTGCTCTGTTCCCTGCGGTTGTGGGCGGCCAGTTGGCGGGCCACCTCGCGGGCAATATCCTGCGCATCCTGCTGCGGCGTCGGGTAAATATTGATAACTGGCGCAGCATGGCTGGTTTGATTTTGCTGATGATTATTTGTCTGACCGTTGCTACTGCGGTACTGTGCCGCCGGTAAACTGTAAGGATGGAGCGGCGCGGCGCTGGCCGGGTAGCCACTGAATAGCATGGACGCCGCAACCGCCATAGCGGCGGTGTTGCGGCGGCTGGTGACCTGTGCCGGGCCGTTGATGATTTCCGGGCCATATTCACCTACCACGCCAAATTTTCCGAGCGGGATGGTGCCGCCGTTATCATATGCCCCGGTATATTTACTTTCGATATAGGTGCTTTTCGTTTGCGCTGGCTTCCACGCCACGCCGTAGTTACCTGGGCCCGCGGCAGTGGCTGGGTTTTATCAGAGCGTTGCTTTACTTCATCCAGTTTTTCAAGTACCCATTTAATGGATGAGATCAACGCATTTATCGGTATCATGGCCAGTCCAATGCCGTCAGCCAAAAACTGACCAAAGGCCTTACCGGCATTAGCGGCGCGGTTTAAATCGGCCGTGGTTGATTGCACCGGTTCCAGTAACTTTTTAAACCAGTTCCACACGTTTTTGACTGCATCACCAATCCAGTCAAACACCGGCCCCAGCGGTTTAAGCGCCTCTTTAATCGGTGCGGCGGCCTGCATAAAGCCCTCTACCACCCCCCCAAGGAACGCTTTAATCGGTTGCCAGTACTTATAAATCAATAAGCCAGCACCCACGATTGCCGCGGCAATTAACCCAATCGGGCTGATCAGGATACCCAACATGCTACCCAGGCCACCGAGCGCGAAACGCAGGAACCTAAGCGGGGATTTAGCCAGCCAGCTAATACCATTACCGAGTAACGTAAAGCCGCTGACGGCTGATTTCACTGGCGAGCGGGCCACGTTCACCAGACCTTGACCCAACCCTTTTAAACTGGCGATGGCTGAGCGGCCGCCCTGTTGAGACATCGCGAGCAGGGAGCGGCTAAAGTTGCCAATTTGCGCACCTGTAATGGGGGTAATACTTGCCAGTCGAAACAGACTCAACGACAAGCGCGGCAATAAGCGGATCCCCAGCACTGAGGTAGTAAAACGGAGCAGGGCGAAGGGGCCTAAAATACCCACGGCAGCAATCGCCAGCGCCCCGAATGCGGCGGTCGCAATGGCGACAACGGTACCCACTTTTACAATCGCAGTACTCACGCCGGGATGGGCCTTAAGGAATTCAGCCACGCCGTGCATAAATTCACTGATGCCTTTTGCCGCCGAACGTAACCAGTCGTTATTCTTCTCAAATAACTCAACACTGATATTCTCCATGGCGGCATGGAGAATGGTCATATCGCCTTTTAGGTTGTCGAGCATGGTTGAAGCTACGAGGTTTGATTCACCATCATACTGGCCGGGCTGGCCTCGCATCTGCTCCAACGATCCATCCTCGGCAGCATTCATTAACACGCCAAATCCGGTAACGGCATATTGGCCAGCAATACTTTTATAGATTGCCCCGCGCTCAACATTACCCATTTTTGCGGTTTTCTCGTTGATATCTTTAAGAATATCAACCAGATCACGCATATTGCCGTCTTTATCGGCAGTTTTGACGCCTAAATCTTTCACGGTTTTAGAGCCACCAATACGGCTCAAGATACTGCGCATAGTGGTACCGGCCTGACTGCCTTGAATACCCGCGCTACCCAGCATAGCTGTGGCCGCCGCCACGGTTTCCAGACTCTGGCCGTATTCGCGACCCACACCGGCAGAGTACTTAAGCGATTCACCCAGCATCGGGATATCGACGTTATTCCGGGTGAAGAGGGCTGTTAGCACATCGGCAACGTGATCCATTTTCTCCGCTGGAATACCCATCGCGGTTTGAATATTGGAAGCAATATCGGCAGTAGTAGCAAGATCAATCCCTCCGGCAGCGGCGAGGTTAAGCATACCGGGCATTGCCCCCATAACCTGTTTCGGGCTATAGCCGGTGCGGCCAAGAAAGTATTGGCCTTCAGCCACTTCCAGATCGGTAAACTTGGATGAGAGTGGCAGGGTACGGGCCTGGTGACGCATCGCCTGCATATCCTCCGCGTTTTTATCCGGAATGCGGGTAACGGCCTGGGTTTTGCTCATCATCGCGTCAAATTCATAACCCACACCCAACGTTTTGGTTATCCCCCGGCCCATGGCGCGGCCGGTAGCAAGCGAGGTATAACCCAGCCCGGCGGCTACCGCTTTGCGCTGATTGCTGGCATCAAAGCGATTGCGGGCGGCATTCAGGCGTTGCTGTTGCTGGGCTTGTTGCGCTAACCGACGTTGTTGTGCGGCCAGCGCGGCGGTGGTGCTGGTGATGCTGGCTTTAAGGGTTCGCTGTGCTTGTCCCAGTCGATTAGTGGCAACGCCGCTGCTTTGTAAGGCGGCACGCTGGGTGTGGAGTGCGGTACGTAAGTCATTGTACTTTTGCTTGAGTTTTGCGGCCTCTTCACTGGCACGCTTAAACTCTCTCGCCTGCTTAGCTGTAGGCGCTGCGCTGTTTTTTAATTCAGTGGCGAGTTGACGCGCTTTATCGCGGGCGGCAGTCAACGCCTGTGCGGCACGATCAACAGCGGCTTTATTCTGACGAAAACCCTCAATTTTGGCCGCCTGGCCATTGAGTTGCTTAAGCTGGTCTTTCGTCGTTTTGATGGATGCAGCCAGCGTTTTATTGCTGGCCAACATAGATTTAAATGGCCGGGTGATTTTATCTATGGCATTTAAGGAAACCCGCAAACGGAGGTTCTTATCACTCATCACTGCCCCCGTTGCGGATAATGGCTTTATGTCGCCACTCTAAAAGTTCACCTAAGGACATCTCTTCGGTAGCGGAGGGCGGCCAGTGAAAGGTTATCGCAATATCCGCTATCAAATCGTCAACGGTTAAGCTGTCAGGAAATCTGACCGCACCGAGTTCGGCAAGAAAAAAAGCGCCAGTGCCTGCGATAACGCGTAAATATCGGCTGGTTCCAAATTGTTGATTTCTGGCACGGTCAGGTTAGGGGTGGTGACGCGGGGCAGCACACGGATCAACGCATCAACATCGGTATCAAGCAGTGCCTGCAATTTGGCACCGCGCAATGCGCCGGTATTGGGTTTATTGACTGTGATCTGCGTGATTGTTGTATTACCTCGAATGATCGGCGCATCTAATGTGACTACGTTAAAGGCATCAGCAGAAGTCTCGACAGGCACGGACGGTAATGCATCTACAGTGGTTATCTTGCTCATAATGGTTACCAATAAATAAGGGGTAAAGGCGCGGAGTTATCCGCACCGTGATATTACAGGCCGATGTTGCGGCGGTGGGCTTCCAGCATATCGACGCCGTTGACCATTTCGACCATGTTCACAATGTCGACCTCGAGCAGCACTTCGCCATCCCATGTCAATTTGTAGTAAGTACATTTTGTGGAGATTTTTGTTGTGCTGTTATCGCCTTGCTTGCTGTCACCGCCGTCGATCTCCTCATGACGACCACGGAGGACAATTTCTACCGCGTGGGTTTCGCCGGTATCGTCGCGCTGATAGGAGCCAGCAAAACGCAGTAACACACCATCGACTTTGGTCACGCCCCATTGCTTGTAGATCTCGGACTCAATACCGCCCAGCGTCCAGTCAACGTCCAGCGCCCCATCAGCAAGGCCCAGGTCAACCTTGGCGCTGCCATTCATCCCGCCCCCGCGAAAGTCTTCAAATTTGCGGTTTAATTTTGGCAAGGTGATGGATTCAACCACCCCCTGATAGCTGTTCCCGTCATTGAACACATTGAGGAACTTAAGCTTGCGTGGTAATGCCATAGTTACGCTCCTTAGCTGTTAACGGCGGCGGCGAAATTAGCCAGATAACGATCAGTAATGCGTTGACGCAGGGTTAAATCTTCCAGCGGCGGCACCGGCGTATAGTCGTAATCAATAAACAGGCGGCCAGCCTTTAGTGTGTCTTTATCGTTTACGCTGTCGTCGTACCAGCAGTCACCATCAATCAGATAACCCAATGATTTCAACTCGCGCATTTTGGCGCGAATACCCTCAATAATGTCTTTTGCCAATGACGGGGTAAGCGGCTTATCGTTAGCCCACATATGGGCCTCGGCCAGGGTGTCGGCTAACACTTGCGCGGTGCGGGTATAGTTCTCAAAGGCAAATAACGGATCGTCAGAACAAGAACGGGAACCCCAAAAACGGTAACCATCTTTGCGGATCAGCGTGGTGACGTCCTTGCTGTTAAGTAAATTGGCATCGGTGGCGCTGTTTTGCAGATCCCAGAACACATCCGCACTGATACCGGTGACGCCATTCACCCCGACGTTAGACAGCGTTTTATGCCAGCCAACATCATTATCAATCTTGGCACGCAAGCCGAGGGCGCGAGCCGTGGCGTAAGCGGTGGTTTCGGCGTTAGTGACCGTGTCCCAACTGAGGAAATCGGGCCAAATCACCATGGCTTCGCGCTGACTGAAATTATCGCGGTAGATAATGGCTTCTTCTTTAGTTTTGCAACCATAGGCGCTGATGTAGGCAAAGGCACGTAGGCTCTGAGCGATGGAAAGTAGCTCAGTGGATACCGCCAGAGTGTCATGACCGGGCACCCCTAAAATACGGGGCTTGACGTCAAACTTACCCTGCGCCGCTAACAGCGCTTTCATGCCGGTATAACGGCCATCCGGTGTTATTCCGCCAATAATATTGGACGTGGTTTCAGCTTCGGTGTCACCCTGCGCCACCCGGACAACGACGGTCAGTGGTTTGGTTTGGTCGCTGATAGCATCCAGTGAATGGGCTAATGTGCCGGTTTCACCGGCCTTGCCGCTGGCGGCCAGCACATCGGTGAGTAATACCGGGGTATTGAGTGGGAACAGAGTGGGGTCAGCATCATCGGAAGTACAGACCATCCCGACTACCGCCGTACTGACAGTGCGGATCGGGCGAGTGCCTTCGCTAATTTCAATGACGCGCACACCGTGGTGGTAATCGGTTGCAGACATGCGGTTTTCTCCGGTTAAGCGTTCATTCGCTATGATGCCGGATTACTGCGCGCGGGGCAGGTGATGAGGATTGTGTGAGGGGTGGCACAACAGAGAAACCAACAACCCCGACTGGCGGGGTTGATGGGCAAGCCTATACGACTGGCGGCCAGTCGGGAACAATATAGCCCTGATTGACCGCTTCAATCAAAAGCCATTGCGGCAGTTCCGGCAACTCAACCCGCGGCCAGTTTTCCACCGTGGGCCATGCGCGGTAGGCGGCGCGGGTAGTGGTTAACTCGGCACGTTGAGTATCAGTTAGCGGGCTATCATCAATTGAATAATCAATTACAGTAATTGAATCCGTGGTTTTGATAAAAGCATCGCGATGACGGCGGGCAAGTGCGGCGAGGGTATCGCCGTGAGGCGCAGGTAACGGCGGAATATCCAGCCAGACCGGACGGCCTTTCATAACCCCTAACATTTTCCCCTTGGCTGGAACGTGTTTCCAATATTTCGTTTGTTCTTTTTTCGTGAGCAATAGTGCATCATCAGGCCAGCTACCTGTTGCCAGATATTCTTCTTTCCATTCCTGCGGATAAAAACCGCCCGTTGTAGCAGAAAAATAGATCATGTTTTTTATCCTTAATAGCCAATGGCGAAAATAAGTGGATAGCACAGGTTTTGCTGTGCAGTGCCAAACCATTGCGGGAACACCTTTACCGTGCTGTTATTCCAACGCGATGTTTGAAACATCACATCGGCTTGTATTGTGTCATTCCCCTGAGTGGCCGTGAATGCCATTAGACACGCAACAGGAAAGGCGGTGGGGAAAGCCAGTTCAGGGTAAGCGATATTTTCGCCGGCAGAAACAGGGCCAGTCATCCATTGCACAATCAGCCCGCCCGGCACGTCTGGAATACGGATATAATCCGAACCAGAAAAGTGACGTTTACCAAACAGCGGCAGCACACCCGCGATTTTATTGTTAATAAATCCCCAAAAATTTCCACCCCCTACACCGCCCCGGTGATATCTCCACTGCCAGCGTAACGCGCGGCTCCCAACGCATCACAGCGCCATAAACAGCGGCCATCATTTTTATACGTAAGGCGGGATTTTGCGGCTGGTCGATCAAGGTTGATAACAGTGAGCCATAATCGCGGCGCATCACCCGTGTGCCTTGTGGTGTGGCCAGAATGTCACTGATTGACTGGCGAATATGATCAATATCGTCGATGTTCAAGCCGCTGTTGCGGTTCATGCCGCTATATTTATCGCTGGTCATTTAACCCCCTCAGTCCAATCGCCACCACGCTGCACGCCGCCGATACTGATCACCATGACTTGCTCACCCAGCGATGGCGCAGACCAAAAACGCACCCGCCCGGCGCGCAGGGTTAACCAATTAAGCCAATCGGTTTCCAGGTTGCCCATTTTGACCCGGCATAATCCGTTAGCAAGATCAACGTCTGAGACGATGCCAATACGGATAATGTTAGCCAACAGGCGTTTAAGGCCAGCAATAAGGATATTCATACGGCCAGTGTGCCGCCTACGGGCGCGCGCGGCATGTGATGGGTTTTGTGTGAGGGATGGCACAAAGGAAATGAAATAAAGTATGAATGCTAATATCTCTTGCATTAATGTATTTATTGGGGGTACATTAATTTCATGGACATATCTTACGACCCAATCAAAAACGAAAAAAATATTGCTGAACGTAAACTGTCCTTTGAGATGGCGCGTGATTTCGAAGTTGCTACAGCGCTAATTGTTGAGGATCTCCGTAAGGAATATCCAGAGCGGCGCTTCCAGGCACTGGGCTACATTGAAGAGCGGTTACATATGTTGGTATTCACACCACGTAACGGCAAGGTGCATGTTATCAGCCTGCGTAAGGCCAATTCCCGTGAGGTAAAGCGATATGAACAAAAGAATCAGTAAAGTCACCATGACAGATAACCCCGAGTGGGGCGAGGCAGAGTTTGCCCGCGCACGTCCTGCCACAGAGGTGTTTACCGAGTTGTTTGGTAAAGAGGGCGCAGAAAAGGTGATAAAAACCCGTGGCCGGCCAAAACTGGCAAACCCGAAAGAACCGGTTAAGCTACGGATTGATCACGATGTGGTGGACGCCTATCGGGCGCAGGGTGATGGATGGCAAACCAAAATGAATGAGGCACTGCGCGATTATGCTAAAACACATGGGATGCTGTGATTTATTAGGCGTTATTTTCAATAACCAATCAAAGCTCACTCAAAGAAGCCACTAAGAGGGACATTATGGCAAGCTGCATCCCCCCAAAGGTTCCCGGATACTTACAAAGAATTCGGGAACAATATAAGGAAAGTGAACCTGTTATTTATAAAGTTCTTAGCCATGCAAAAGTATTTGTTCGCGAAGATTACCATACAGATCATAATTATGATGCTGTTGGTCATGATATCTGTCTTTTCTTGCCAATGGAGATATTGATAGATATACATATTTCTAAACAGGAAGCATATACAAATTTAATTAAAAACGACCTCAATATTTTGACAAGATCTGTGTATGATGAATGGATAGGTGAAGTTGCATTAGAACTGAATTCTGAGATAGATCCTGAATATCAACAAGCTATCAGTATCAATGAAATAGTCAACGAGGTGCTGAATCCTGATGAGTTATCCATCTGGAAGCCAAATTTAATTCGAGTTTTTATTAGCCATAGAGACAAATATAAGCGTGAAGCACAAGAATTAGCTAACTCCTTAGAGGAGTACGGCTTCAGTTGTTTTGTTGCCCATGAGACTATCGAACCACTCAAAGAGTGGAGAAATGAGATCGTTAACGGGCTGAAAACAATGGAAGTGATGCTGGTTTTACTAACGGATGATTTCAATGACAGTATCTGGACGTGCCAAGAGGTTGGCTATGCTCTCGGTGCAAATAAACCAGTTGTAACCCTAAAAGTTGGCAAGGTCGATCCCGCTGGTTTTATCAGTCATTTACAAGCGGTTAAAGGGAGCCTCGATAATCCTACGCATAATGCCGAGTTGTTAAATATGCTCTTAGCTGAAAGCATTGGTAAAGCATCAAGAATACAACAAGCACTAATTTCTACATTTATAGCATCTCAGAGTTTTGATGAAGCCAAACATCGATTCAATCGTATGAATAAGAGCATCAAAAAACTTACGGAAGAAAATTTAAATACCGTAATGGATGGATTTCGAAGAAATAATCAGTTGAATCAGTGCATGTATCTAAATAATAACTACAACAGACTTAAAACTTTTATTGAACGGACAACAGGAAAAAGCGCAATAACGAGTGGGAAGGAAATATTTATCGAGACTGTAAACAAGATTGTGTAATTGCCTGTTTTTGATATCTTCACTCCAACAACGGAGACAGGCAAATTATGGACGAAAAGAAACTTAAAGCACTTGCGGCTGAACTGGCTAAAGGTCTTAAAACTGAAGCCGACCTTAATGTATTTTCTCGTATGCTGACAAAGCTTACCGTCGAAACAGCGTTAAATGCCGAGCTTACCGAACACCTCGGGCACGAGAAAAATACCCCCAAAACAGGCTCAAATACTCGCAATGGTTACTCGTCTAAAACGTTGCTGTGCGACGATGGCGAGATTGAACTCAGCACGCCCCGTGACAGTGAAAACACCTTCGAGCCTAAGCTAATAAAGAAAAACCAGACGCGCATCACGCAGATGGACAGCCAGATTTTATCCCTGTACGCCAAAGGCATGACCACGCGGGAAATCGTCGCCACCTTCAAGGAGATGTACGACGCTGACGTGTCGCCCACATTGATATCTAAAGTCACCGATGCGGTCAAAGAGCAGGTCACTGAGTGGCAAAATCGCCCTCTGGATGCGCTGTACCCCATTGTTTATCTTGATTGCATTGTGGTAAAAGTTCGTCACAACGGCAGTGTAATTAACAAAGCCGTGTTCCTCGCGTTGGGCATTAATACCGAAGGCCAAAAGGAGCTATTGGGCATGTGGCTGGCCGAAAACGAAGGCGCGAAATTCTGGCTAAGTGTGCTGACAGAGCTTAAAAACCGGGGGCTGCAGGATATCCTGATTGCTTGTGTGGACGGTCTGAAAGGCTTCCCGGATGCGATAAACAGCGTTTATCCGCAGACGCATATCCAGCTCTGCATCATCCATATGGTACGCAACAGCCTGAAATATGTGTCATGGAAGGACTATAAAGCCGTCACCAGCGGTTTGAAAATGGTGTATCAGGCTCCGACACGCTGATGGCGCTGGATAAGTTTGCGGAGGCCTGGGACGACAAATACCCAAAAATTAGCAAAATTTGGCGTACGCACTGGGAAAATCTCAATACATTCTTCGGCTATCTGCCCGATATCCGCAAGGCCATCTACACCACGAATGCCATTGAGTCACTGAACAGTGTGATCCGGCAGGCGATAAAGAAACGCAAAGTATTCCCAACGGACGACTCGGTGCGGAAGGTTATTTATCTGGCTATCCGGGATGTTTCGAAAAAATGGAGTATGCCAATACAGAACTGGCGGTTGGCAATGAGTTGTTTTATTATCGAGTTTGGTGACCGCCTGAGCGATCACCTTTAATACAGTGGCGGTTACACAGAATTATGGACAGACTCGGCTGAGGCTGTGTGAAATTTTTAAATATATTTATTAGGCATCATTTTACATGATACGAAAAATACAATCACTATTGTTACCAATGTTAGCTTACCAAAGTGATTAGGGAAAAACTCTAAATAACACATTGAAAATAAAGCAATAACAATAAATGGAATTGTTGAAAATAACACATTGTATAATATTCCTTTCAT